CGCGGCGCTGTCGAGCCGCCGCACAACGAAAAACGCCCCGGATCCGTCGATCCGGGGCGTTCTGGTTTTCCATGGTGCCGAAGGTGGGACTCGAACCCACACGCTTTTAAGGGCGGCGGATTTTGAGTCCGAACAATAATCGTTGCGGCACAAGGGTTTCGTGACTATTTCCGCTCCGCAAATTGGTGTTTTTGGATACTTCGCGAGCGTTGCGCGCCAATAGGGGGGGAGCAATTGCGGAGCGGAATTATCGCGTCGGACTCGACTTGTGACCCCTCCGCTGGCGGGTGTACTGCTCGGTCATCGTGATGGTTGTATGGCCCAGCTGGCGCTGCGCCTGACGGATGTCGCCGGCGGAATCTGCCTTGTCCGTCGCCGCCTTGGCGCGCAGATCGCGGAACTGCAGGCCGGTCACGCCGGCCGCCGCACACGCCTTGGCCCACCGCCGGGACATCATCGCCACGGTCACAGGCTGCCCGCGTTCGCTCACGATCAGGCGAGTGCTGCGGACCTTGTGTCCGGCCTTCCGTGCACGCAGGTGATCCAGCAGGGCGGCCAGCTCCCCCTCCACCGCAATGCGCAGCTTTGCCTTGGTCTTCGCCTGCCGAATATTGATCACCCCATCCCGGACATCCATTTCGGTGAGCCCCAGCACATCTGCCGGCCGCTGCCCGGTCAGGTAGGCCAAGTCCATCGCGCCCTGGACGACGATATCGGCGCTCGCGCGGATAGCCTGGTACTGGTCGTCCTCGATGTAGGCGTCGCGGCCGGTCTCCTTAAAGCCCTTGATGCCCGCGCAGGGGTTCGGCAGCGCCGTGTAGCCCTTGTCGCGCGCGAAGTTCCAAATGTGCGACAGCAGGGCCTTCTCACGGTTCGCGCGCACCAGTCCCTTGCCGTCGTTCGTCCGCCACGTCAGGTACTGCCTGACCGTCACCGGCTGGATCGCGTCCAAGGGGCCGGGCGGGTCGTCGAAGAACTCCAGCAGGTTCGCCATTTCCTTCGCGTTGTCCTGCTGGGTTCGGGGCGCCTTCGTGATCATCACCTCCCGGCGATAGGCGTCGCACACCACCCGCAGCGTCAGCACGGCGGCGGCGGGCGCGTCGCGGTCACCCTCGATCTCGGCCCACTGCTTGATGGCCAGGCCGTAGTCGGCGCCCAGCGGCATCTCCCGGCGCGGCTTTCCGCCAAGATCGTAGTAGTAGTGCACCACGCCCGATTTCTGCTTGCGGGCGCGGAACCGGGGGATGGCCCCCGGCTTGGTCGGCTTTCTTCCCATCACGCAGCCTTGTTCGGTTTCCAGGTGGCGATCGCCTTGGCGGCCGCCTCATCGCCAACGCCTTCGACCGTGGAGCGGAGCACCCGAGGCCGGTCGTCCAGCCCCTTGTAGTGCCGGATACCGTTGGCCCGCAAGAAGGCGAACTGCCGGTCCTTTAGCGGGGTGCCGCACAGCTCGCGCATCTCCTTTCGGGACAGGCACAGCTCGTTGATGCTCATGAGAAAAGCTCCAGTTGGGCGATGCGCGCCGGAGGCCGGTTGGCGATCGCAACGGGTTGGGGCAAGGCGGCGCGGCGGCGGGCGGACTGGGCCATGCGGAACATGCACCAGAAGCCGTGACCCACCAGCCGCCGGGCGCGCGCCTCGCCGATCAGCACGCGCGCTGTGTGCTTGGCTTGGGTGATCGGATCCATCAGGCGGCCTCCGCCAGCTGCATCGCCACCGGGTCCAGGTTGGCCTCGGCCAAGGCGCGCAGCGGCGGCGGGCTGACGCTGTTGCCAACCATGCGCACGGCCGCGCTGGTAGTCAGCGGGGTGCCGTTGGCCGTGCGATCGATGATGTAGCCCGCCGGGAAGCCCTGCGCGCGGTAGAGCTCGTGCGGCTTCAGCATGCGAAGGCCGATATCCACGATGACGTAAGGCGTGCCCTTGATCACCACCGTGACCAGCGCCAGCCGGTCTTTCGTGGTGATGGTGTCGGCGGGGTCGGCCAGGCTGGGCACGTTGGAGCCGGTGCCGTAGTACTTGATCAGGAAGGCGGCGACCCGCAGCGCGCCTTCCTGGTGCTCGGGCGAAAGCTCAGCCAGCTCTGCCTCGGCGACGGCATGGCCCCCGTTTCCGCTGGCGGTGATCGTGCCCACCGGATCGCGTGCATCCTTGCTGCCAGAGCCCCAGCGCTGGACACCTCCCGGGCGTCCTTCGCCGTGTGCGGCTTGCACCATGAAGGCCGTTGACAGCGCATGGTGTTCTGCCTGAGCGGCTACCGTAGCCAGCGGCGTGCGAGCATCGGCGCCGACCATGTTCCTCCGCAGTGTGACCAGCGAGGCGGCAGCTACGCCCAAGGCGTGCGCTGCGCCTGCCGGACGCGCAGCACCAGCACCTGAGGTGATCGTCGGCACAGGTTCGGTGGCAGGTGTTCCGATGCTGTCGCCCCGGAACTTGACCAGGTGCGGCGCCACCAGCGCGGTGTCCGCCTTCGCGGTCATCGTGTACAGAGGGTCAGCGCCCGAGCGTGGTTCCGACTGGCCGGCGCGGCCGCCGACGCCAGCAAGGATCGGCGTGACGACCGAGAAGTGGCCGCCCTTCACCCCGGCGCAGACGGTACGCAGTGGCTCGTCGGCTCGCATGCTGCCCAGCGAATGGCTGCTGTTCGCGTGCTCGGCAATGAACGGGGCAAGCTCGGGCATGGCCAGCATCAGCTCGCCGCGATGGGCAGCGGTGATTGTGCGCAGTGGCTCGTGCACGCCATGGACGCGGTCGGCACCCTGGTTGGTCACCGGCACAATGAACGGGTCCGCAGAGTCGATGACGTGGCGCCTGGTGCCCTTGGCGATGCGGCGCATGGTGGCGTCGGCCAGCGGCCGCTTGCGCCCGAAGATGGACGGGCAAGGGATGCTGAAGTCCAGACAGTCGGCGGCGGATACGCGCGGCTTCTGGCCCGGCGCGGTGCCGTGGCTTGCCGCCGGCCACACGATCGGCTCGCCGTCGCGGCGGCCGAGCAGGAACAAGCGTTCCCGGCTGGTGCCGGCGCCGTAGTCGCTCGCCACCAGCTTTCTCCACTCGACCACGTAGCCCAGCGCACGCAGCGAGGCGACGAACTGCCGCCAAGTGCGGCCGGTGCGGCTCTTGTCCGGCACCAGTTGCTGATGCTCGACCGGCACGCGCTCGCCGCGCGCTGCGACGGTGCCGTCCATCTTCAGGACGCGACCGGTGGTCTTGCAGCGCTTGGCGATCAGCGGGCCCCAGGTCAGGATCTGCCACACGTTCTCCATCGAGAAGATGCGTGGGGCCGTATTGGTGCCGTTGACCAAGTCGGCGCGCAGCAGCATGCCGATCCACTTCAGGACCACCCACGACAGAGCACGTGTCTTCCGGCTGCGCGGCTGGCCGCCCTTGGCCTGGCTGAAGTGCGTGCAGTCCGGCGAGGCATGGAACCATCCGATCGCGCGGCCGGCCACGTCCACACGCGGATCGGCATGCCAGATGTCCTCGCGGTGGTGGCTGGTGAGCGGGTGGTTCGCCGCGTGCATGCCGATCGCCAGCGCGTCGTGGTTGTAGGCGAGCGCCGGGTCTTGGCCCAGCGCCTGCTTCAGCGCCTCGCTGGCGCCGCCGCCGCCGGCGAACAGATCGACCACGATCTCACCGGCGCGCAGGCGCGAGCGCTGCGGCAGGGGGAAGTTGAAGGAGCGGGAGCCGTCAGCCATGGATAGTCCCTTGCAATTGATTTGGCTTCGCCTTGCAGCTGAGGTAATTTGGTTCCACAAGGGAATCCATCTCAACGAGATCAGCGAAATGAAGAATCTGGACAGCAACGCGGGTAGCAATTTTGTTAGTCACACCGGAAAAGTGCTGGATGCCGAGTACGTCATCGATCTCAATATTTGGCCGGACGGTGCGACCATTGAAAACGTCAAGGTCACGCGGGGAGACGACGAGGACAACGCGGGATACACAGGCTTCGAATTCATAGATGAAGCTGCGGCTCTGGCCGAGGCTCTTGAGACTGCAAAGACGCTTGCTGGAAGCGATGCGCCTCGACATGCGCCCGTTGGCGTCAAGTCCATTTGGGGCCGTCCGATCGGTTGACCAGCAGCGGTCAGCCATTGCCCACCCCCGGCGCTGCATCGCGCTGGTCGATCAGGGCCAGCAGTCGGTCACGCTGCTGATCTGCTGCGTCCTTGGTCTCAGGGTCACCACACCACGAACTCATCAGGGCCGCGTGCTGCGCCTCAACCGCCTCGCGGAACTGCCCCAAGTCGATGCCCTGCGCGGGCGGGGCGGCGAGAGATTTCGACATTCCATCCGCCATCTGCTGGTAGTCAGTGGTATCCCAGGTGGCTCCGATCCCGCCGCATTCGTCGCAGCCGTTGCCGAGGTGGCACTGCATGATCTGGCTGTATGGACCTGTCGGCACGCCCTCATTGCTTTCGTGGCACCCCGAACACGTCATCCACAGCCCTTCGCCGTGCGCCAAGGTCTCAGCAACACAAGCCAGCTCGACCGGCACCTGCGCCCCCGGCTGGCGGGCGGCGAGGGCGGCTTGGTACGCTTCAAACGCCAGTTCAACATCGTTGTAAGCGTAGTATTGGCGGCCCGAGTAGTGCTGATCGCGAACCAGGCTGAGACCCCGTCTCAAAGCCCACGCCTCAAACTGCGCCCGCGCATCCCCCCGCACCTCGCCACCCTGCTGCTTGCCAGTTGCGGCGAGGGCGGAGATAGCCGCCTGCACCGTTGCCAGATGAATCGGATTCGGCTCCACGTCGTTGAAATAGTCCTCAACGTCTCGCAGCTCATCCAACAACTGGTCGCCCACAGCATCCTCCCCCTGCACCTCGCCTACCTTCTGCTTGCCAGTTGCGGCGAGGTGCTTCACGACCGACTCGACTGCGATGCGCATGTAGGCGTCAGGGCATGACTGCCGATCCAAGTCGGCGCGCACCTTCTCGGCGATATCCCAGCCGTTCACCCCCTGCTGCTCGGCCAGCTCTGCGGATTGGGTAACGGAAGGTGCCTTGTAGTTTTCAGATGCCATGATCAGCCCTCGACCTTGCTGACACGGAATGCATCGGCCAGCGCGTCGAACAACAACCCCAGCTCGCCCTTCTGCAGTGCGAAGCGGGCGTCCAGTTCCGCGCGGCGTCCATCGGAATCGGCGTGATCCAGCTGGTCCAGTGCGCCATCCAAGAACTTGAGCTTCCGCACGGTCAGGTCATCGGCCAGGACGAAGGACAGGTTGTCCTGCAGCACCAGGGCGAGCTTGGTTACCTGCTTGCCTGCGTCCAGATGGCGATCGATCTCATCGCAGCGCAGTTCCTGGTGCTGGCACTTGACCACTGCGCCGCCCTCGGCCGGGTCCTTCATCTCGCACTCTTCGCCCAAGCTGAGGCCGGTCGGTAGCGCTTCACCCGCAATCCAGCCGGTCAGCACGGAGCGTGGCGCGACTTCGGCGTTCAGCGGCATAGCCGGGAAGCTGCCCAGCAGGGCGCGTAGGTCAGACATCACGTTCTCGCCGGTCCGGCGGCTGCTGGTATCCACGAAGGCGACGCCGCGCTCGCTGTCCAGGAACACATCGGTCCGAACGGTCTTCACGAAGGCCTGGGGCATGAGCTCGTGCAGTAGGTCGTCTTTGATGCGCTTGCGCTCACGGCCGCCCGGCTTGCGCCCTTCGCTCGCCTCGATGTGCTCTATCTTCTCGGCCAGCTTGTTGTTGACGACGGCGCCGGGCAGCATCCTGTCCTCGCTGCCGACGGTCAGCCACAGCCACCCGCCGATGCGATGCGACAGCGCTTCTTTCTCCTCGCGGCCGAAGGGTGAGATGAAGCCGCGAGAGCACATCTCCAGCGGGCCAACGGGCTTGAGCTGGACCTGCGGAAGCAGGGTCTCCACCTCGTCCAGGTCAGTGGCCGGCGGAAAGCGGAACATGATCAGGTTTCGGAAAAACATGGGCGGTCCTTGAGCTGGCGGCCGATCAGGCGGCGGAGGTGGTTTCGGCGATGGCCTTGAACGGGTACTTGTGGGGGCACGACTTGATGTTCTTGCCGAAGTAGCTGCCGACCGAGTCGGCGGCCTTGAAGGCGGCGAAGTCGGCGGCGTCGAAGTTGGCGTAGTGGTAGAGCGAGCCGGGGCCGCGCTTGTCGCCTGAGCCGCGGTAGAAGCGGACCGCCAGGGTGTTGGTGGCCGGGTCGTGCCCGATGCTGTGTATCTGGGAGGACTCGACGTCCTGCATATCGATGCGCATTGCCATGGGTAGCTCCGAAGGTTGGAATGAGGTCCGGCTTTGCCCGGCCGGCGCGGGTTCCTGTCGCCCTACAGGGGAGGCGGGCGACAGGCAGGGGACTCAGGCGGCGAGCGGGTAGCCCTGGCCGTTGGCTGCGCCTCGGAGGACGCGGATCTGGTTGGTGGATGCCCCGAGCATCGCCGGCGCGTCGCTGGCATTGAAGTGCTGGGCGCGGTGGGCGTGCCATTCAGGGGTGCCCTGAATCAGGTTCACGATCTTCATGGTCAGCGCTCCACTGCAGTCTGGGTCAGGCCGCCAGCAGCAGCGGCAACGTCGCTCTGGGGCTCGCCTTCGTCTTCATCGGTCGGCGGGTTCCTGATTTGCTTCAGCTGATCTGCGGTGAACCGAGCTTTGGTCTGCAGCGTCGCGATCAGGTCCTCGGCGGATTTTTTGCCGCTGGCGATGATGTCCCACCACTTCGGCAGGTTCGCGCTGAAATCGGCTTCCGAGTAGAGCGGGAGAGCCTTCTCGGCCTTTTCAACCTTGCCTTCGATCGCCCCGCGACCCGGATCGCCGGAGCCCGGGATGTCCATGATTTCTTCGGCGATCGGCATGCCGCGCAGCACGTCCGCGAACACGTCGCGCAGGGCAAAAGCACGGGCGCGCATCTGGCGCATGCGCTTCGGGTACTGCGTCCAAGGGCCAGCTTTGCCGACCAAGCCGGCCACCTTGGCGTCGTCCATGCTGAAGGTGCGGACCTCCTCGGCTTCGCCGCGGCGCTTCACCCGGCAGACAGCGGTGTGACCGTCGTCCGCCTCGGAGATGTAATCGCACAGCGGCGAGCTGCGGACCAGCGCGATCACAGCATCACCCCACAGAGCGGGACGGCCGTTGATGATCGCGAGGTTCTGGAGCGCCTGCAGCGGCTTCAGGCCCAGCTCGGCACCCCACTGCATCGCAATCAGGCAATTTGCGGGCTTACCCTTGAAGTCCTTCGGCACGAGGTCGCTGTCGGCGAGGTAGTCGGCGAAGGTCAGGGCCTGCTCGAAAGTCTGTGGGCTGAGATCGAACTGCTGGCGCGGCTGCGTAACCAGGGCGCTCTGGGATTCGGCGGCGGTGCTCATTGAATGTCTTCCTTGGGCAGGTTGATGCGGGTCAGGGGTGCTGCGCGGCGCATGGACCGGCGCTGTTGGAGCTGGGCGACGAACTGCCGCCAGACCTGGCGGGCCTCGGTGACGGTGCGGCAGCCGAAGAAGAGGGCGCCCACACCGCCGACCAGAGCGAAGCTGTCGGCGTGGGTGTAGACGGCGCGGGCCAGGAGCGCGACGCAGAATCCGAAGACAACGACGCAGATGAAGGCCGGCACAAGCAGGCGAATCGGATGGCGGCTCATGGGATACTCACCCTTGCCAGGTCCTGCGCGATGAGGCAGCCGATGGCACCCAGCCCCGCGCAGCAGACGAACATGCCGAGGTAGATCCCGAGATCCTTCAAGCCTTCCACTCGCGGGTTGAAATCCGACTTCATGCGTCACCTCCGTAGATCAGTGCCATGCGCTTGCGGCGCGCGCGCTCCCAGATGCGGTTCTGGGCTTCCTTGGAGCAGCCGGCCGCGACGAACTCGCGGGCTGTCTCGTTGACGTCCAGACCGGAGCGGGCGGCAACGGCTCGCACGCTCTCCAGCAGGTATCTCTGGCTGTTGGTCTGGACAGGGAAGGCGAGGACTTGGGCGCTCATGCAGCACGCTCCAGGCTGAGCGGGGCGGCCAGCGAGAACGGGTTGACCAAGGCGCGCACGCTATCGATCTGCCGCTGGCGTGCCGCGCGGCGTTGGTCGATCGAGTTCCGGGGAGACGGGAAGCTGAGGCCTTTCGGCTCTTCGATCTCGTCTGCAAAGCCCAGCATCACCAGCTCGTGGCGGCGGGCCGCTTCCCATGCCTGCTCGGCATCAGCGCCGACAAAGATGGCCGCGCGGTAGGCGGTGTCAGCACCAGGCATGTTGAGGCCGGTGTTGCGCAGGTTGCCCTGCAGAGTGTTGAGGTTCTTGCGCAAGCGCCGGACCTCAGCCTCGGGATGCTGTTCCATGACGGAGGCCATGATCAGCACTCCAACCCAAACAGCCGGTGGCCGAAGGCGATGGCCGCCGACGCTGCCTCAGTTCCGGATGATGTGCCTGGGCATCCCGCCGTTCGACGCTGTGCGTGCCGATGCGGGCCAGCAGGACGGCTTCACCCGGCTGGTGTGGCAGTACCTGGACGGCCACCGCTACCGGCTGGCGAGCGCCGAGAAGGCCGACAAGCTGCTGCAGGCCGCCTACAACCGGGCAAAGGAATTCGTGATGCGCGGCGGCGAGCTGCCGGCGGCACCGGTGGCCGAGATCGAGCACCAGGTGCGCGAGGCAGTGCCGGCGACGCGCGAGCAGGTCGCCAAGCACATGGACGACATCGCGCGCGAGCTCAACGTGGCGGTCGCCGCGGACGAGCCGGCCGCCGCCGTCGAAGAGACACCGGAGGTGCGCCATGCAGCCTGAGGTCGATCAGGAACTGCTGCGCCGGGCGCGTCAGGCCGGCCGCTACATGCGCGAGGCCCACAAGCCGCGAAGCGCAGTACCGCTGTTCGAGATGGGAGAGCCCGGTCGACTGCAGCGAAAGGAATGGGAGGCCGGCTGGGATCAGCGGGACTACGAAATCAGATTGGGAGTGGCCGCATGAGCGACATCGAGAAGAGGGCGCGGGAGCTGCTGGCATGTCCTTTCTGTGGCGGTGATGCAGCCATCAGAAATTGGCAGGATGAGGAGCTGTGGAGCCATGCCATCGTTGAATGGCAGAAGGTGCACTGCACCGAATGCGAGTGCGAAGGGATATCCAGTTGCCCGGGGTATGAGCCGGACACCGTGCAGGCGTGGAACACCCGCGCCGCCCTCACGCCGCCCGAGGGCTATGTGCCGGAGCGCGCCGTGCTGCGGGTTGCAACTGGCTTGCGTGAGAAAGCGTCGCGTTCGGCTCGACCGCTGGAGCGCAAAACTCTGATCGCCTCTGCTGAGGCGCTGGAGAAGGCTGTCAGCGCCGCCCGCCCGGAGGTGCAGCCTTGAGTGGCATCTGCCCCGAAGACTGGCAACAGCGCGGCGAGGGGATGATGACCCCCAAGCAACAGCGCATGCTCAACGCCATCTGCGGCGACCTGGCCGCTGGCCTGTCCTGGCACGGCCAGCGCCTGACCAAGGACGACTGGCGCCACATGGTGGCCGGCACGATGCTGGGATGGCGCCTGATGCCGGCGATCGACCGGGGCCAGGGCGCGCCGGGTCACATCATGCTCGGCGGATCCAGCCTGAAGCTGACGAAGTCGCTCGCGTGCGATGCCATCACAGTCCTGGTGCAGATCGGCGACCACCCGGAAGAGCAGGGTTTGCGCGCGCGGCCGGTGCGCTGGTCGGACACGGTTCTGCTAGGGCTGGGATTCAATCCTCACGACTTTGCGGAGGCCGCGTGATCATTTGGCTGATGACGGATGCCAAGAAGCTCGTCGAAGTGATCGAGAACTTTCGAACAGCTCTCGCGGATGATTGTCAGCTGCGTGTTGTACTGGTCGACGGAATCCTGATCTTTCAGGTAGCGCTTCGTGTCGTCATTACCACTTCGACCCACCGTCCGCGCAACCAAGGACGCGCCTATCGCCTTAGTCGCGGCTTCCGACGCTGTTGGTCCGATGATGTGCAAGTCACGCATATGGTCGTAGATGTTTTGCGGTATTGCGTAGTTGTCAACCCCGAACATGACGACAGGCCCCATTACATCTGCAGCCTTTTCTCTCCAGCGAGCGAAATCCTTATAAAGAAAAGAAGCCATGCTCCTTTCTCGGGCGAGGCTTTCGTTTTTCTTCTCAAGGTTTTCCGAGCGTCTTTGCAAATAAGCAATCAAAGCGGCTGCGACTATCGCTGCAATACTGCCGAGTGCCTGTACCCATGCAGGCCATACCTGGCCGGCTTCTTTGTCCACCATTACATTGATGGGATCAAAACCGATCCAGAAGGACGCCGCAAAGGCACACAGTGCCGCGATCAACAGCCAAACTACATTCCAACCATTAATTCGTCGCACATCAAATCCCCTGTGGTTCGTAGTGCGATTGTAGGCTGGGGGGGGTGGTGATGCACGACAACTACCGCGACCGTGCGCTGCTGGACGCCGTTTACCAGGTCGAATGCACCCTTCAGATCGACGGCTGTTGTGAAGGTGGCTTCGGTGAGCCAGCGCACAGCAACCAGAGCCGGCACGGGAAGGGCGGCAGCCTTAAGGCGCACGACTGCTTCGTGGCCAGCGCTTGCCGGAGTTGCCATCGCGAGCTGGACCAGGGAAGGCGCTTCACCCGCGAGGAGAAGGCTGAGATCTGGCTGCGCGGGCACGAGCGCACCATGCTGGCCCTGTGGCAGATGGGCGTGATCCAGGTGGCCGCATGATCATCCGGATCTGGTCTATGGCTCGCCGGCGCCGCAGGGCAGCAAGTCGTTCAAGGGCTTGGCCAAGAGCGGCCGGGCCATCCTCGCTGAGTCGTCGAAGAAGGTCCGGCCATGGCGGCAGGACGTCAAGCTTGCGGCCCAGCAACTGCGCGCCCAGCTCGGGCTGCCGGTGCTTGATGAGCCCCTCGTGGTCCGCATGACGTTCACCCTCCACAAGCCGCTCAGCGCCCCGAAGCGCCGCACGGTCTTTCCCTGCAAGCTGCCGGACCTCTCCAAGCTGGTCCGATCGACCGAGGACGCGCTGACCGACGCCGGGATCTGGCGGGATGACGCCCGGGTCGTGGAATGCAGCGCTGCCAAACGTTACCCGGGGGAGGGCGCAGATGCCCTTGACGTGCCTGGTTGCGTGATCGAGATCGAGAGGATCGGCATGTGACGGCCAACCCCTACACCGAACAAGTGGGCGGACCGCGCGGGACGGCGATCGTGAGCCTCGTCGTCGCTTGCCGGATCGCTGACAAGTACCGGAGTCGCCTGCCCAGCGTCAAAGAGCTGCAGGACGACTTCGGAATGCACAGAGCCACTGCTTACCGATGGCGCGCCGCACTGGCGAGCGCGCGCGGCATTTCTACCACCAGCACCACCCGAGGAGAGAACACACATGGTTGACCGCCGCGAGATGCTGGCCCGACTGAACGCACAGACCGTGCGCTTCGACGTAGGGCAGGGTGGGGGCGCTCCCAGCCTGACCACGTCCGATATCGCCGCCGCGCTGGGTATGGTGCCGGCCGGGCTTGGACGGGAAGTGATGGAGGCGGTGTATTTGCCTGACGGTGCCATCCGGCATCGCGGCAAGCTGGCCGAGGCCGTGCTCGCAATCGTGCGCCCGGAGTTCACCCGCCGCGCACGGGCGCTGGCGGAGGCCGAGGATGACTTGAGCTTTTCCAGGGAGATGGTCAGCCTCAGCCGGCGCAGCATGTCCGACGCCCAGAGACGGATCCTTCGGGATCGGGAGGCCGCGGTGGTGCTGGCGCGGGCGCAGGCCTGGCCGAAGAATACCTATCAGCACCTTTCCCGCATGGTCGACGCCGTGGTGCTGGAGCTGGCCAGCGGCAACCGCTGCCCGAACTGCAGGGGCACTGGCATCGTCACTGACAGGGGATGCCCGGAGTGTAGGAACACTGGTATCGAGCCGCTGCCCGATCGCCGCAGAGCAATGGCAATGGGCTGTGACCCGTCCGACTATCCGAAGCGATGGAAGGGCGTCTTCGAATGGCTGCTGGGCGAGCTTCACCAGTCCAGTGAGCGTGCTGCAAAGCAGCTCTCCCGCGCATTAAGCAATCGGGACCGGGACGAAGAGCCCCGCGCAGCGTAGCTCTCGAAAATGTGGAGTTGCTGACTCCACGTCGGAGCCGGTAGATTTCCCATCATCGCGAGACTTGGCCGCCGGCCAAACTCATCAGCCCCGCCACCTAGCGGGGATATTTCATTCAATTTGTACTGCGAGTCAGATCCGTTTCTTCGACGAACTGCGAAGGCGAGCGCAAAATCTGCGCAGCACGTTTGACTGCGTGTGAGGCCGTAGGAAGATTGGCCAATTTTGGTAGCTTATCTAGGATGGTTGCTCTGTCAGTGGTCATGAAAATGTCTGCGCCAGCCTCTAAGGCAGCCTCAAGATGCTCTACGTCGAACTCTGCTATCCGGGCTTTTTGCTCAAAGAGTGGTGTGCCAGCCTCTCCCGACTTGACGAATGCAGCGTGAAGAAGTTCCTCATGACGTCGACCGTCCGCGTTAAGCATTGCATCAAGGGAGCCTCCGAATTCTCCTCCCGCCAGCAAGCTTCCGTCGTAACGGTATCTTCCATCGCATCGGCTCTGTGGGATCGGAACTCTCTCAACTTGGCGTGAGAGCAAGGCAGAGATCTCTTCAACCCGGACCGGACCCAATTCGATGATTACGCCCTGGTCATAGATCAAGTTGGCAGCAAGGCGTTGATCATTGACGGCCGCGATAATCTCAGCGAAAGCTCCCGCGTCGGTGAGCTCAGGCTCCTGTAACCGAGAGCTATTGCTCCGCAGCGAAAGCCAGTGTCTCCAGACGCAAGTGTCCACGAAAATCTTGAGCATTAGCGATTCTCATCCTTGGGATGAGCTAAGTGTAGGTTGGGCATTGACCCACAACCAATTACGCCCGCTTTCCCCCGACCGGATCAACCCTTGCGCCAAGCCGGCAGCGGGGCGGGCACCCCAATCAGGACACACCTCATGGCAAGGATCACCCCCCAACAAGCAGGCGGCGTGAACGTCGTGGCGTTCCTGGACATGCTGGCATGGTCCGAAGGCACCGACAACGGCAAGCAGCCCACCAAGGATCACGGCTATGACGTGATCGTGGGAGGCAGGCTGTTCAACGGCTATGCCGATCATCCGCGCGAACTCGTGTCGCTGCCTCGGCTGGGAATCAAGTCGACCGCCGCCGGTCGCTACCAGCTGCTGGCGCGCTACTTCGATGCATATCGCCGACTGCTCGGGCTCAAAGACTTCTCGCCCCTCAGTCAGGACCTGATCGCTATTCAGCAGATCAGGGAACGGCGCGCACTGGAGCTGATCAAGGCCGGCCAGGTGGTCAAGGCGATCAGCTTTGTCCGCAACATCTGGGCCAGCCTCCCGGGCGCCGGCTACGGTCAACATGAGCGCAAGCTTGATGACCTGCTTGCCGCCTACCGGAAGGCCGGCGGCGTGGTCGTGTCATGACCGAGGAAACAGTGCCATGGTGGATGGCGGGCGGTGTCGCCGCGTTCTGGGTGGCAAGGGAAACGTGGGGGGCGCTGCTCTCCCGGCGCAAGGAACGCACCGAGACGGATGCCAACGTTGACCTTTTGAATGGCCTAGTGCAGCGCGTGAAGTCGCTGGAGGAATCCCAGGCGGCGACCACGCTGCAGCTGGCCGAGGAAATCAAATTGCGAATGACTGCGCAGGAAGAGGCCCACCGACTAAGGCTACGGGTCATGTCGTTGGAGTCGGCCATGCGCCAGGTCGGCGCCGTGATCCCGCCGGAGATGCCGTGATGATCCGTCTTTATGTGTTGCTTGCCGCCGCAGCATTGGTTTTGTCCTTCTGGGCTGGTTGGTCCTGGCGCGGCGACCGTGCCGAGGGCGCACAGTTCCGGCAGCAGGCCGGCACCAGCGCCGCATTGGCTGATCAGGTCAACGAGGCCCGCTCGACCGAGCACACCCAGGCCGACACCATGGCCACCATCGGAGCGAAGCATGAAGAAGATCGCGCTGCGGCCCAGGCCGTCCCTGCTGCTGTTGTTGCTGGGGTGCGTGATGGCAGTCTCCAGCTGCGCGACGACCTCGCCACCTGCGAGACCAGCCGCCTGTCCCAAGCCGTCGCCGGCGCCGTCGAACGTGATGCGCGAGCCGAACTACGTCCAGAGGTTGCAGGGGCTGCTCTTCAAATCGTCACCGACGCCCAAGACCACGTCATCGCCTGCCAAGCCGTAGTGCGAGAGTACGAAGGGCAGGAGTAGCTATGGGCAGGCCTCAGCCCCCGACCGACCTACACGACATCGATCTGGAGGACATGGCAATGCGGTTCCGGCCTGCTCCGGATGTATGGGAGTGGATCGAAGCCGAGGTGCTGTCCGAGGACGGGAACCTGCACAACCCCGATCACCTGCACCTACAAGGTGCAGACGCGGGCATTCTCTGGGCGGGCACCTGTTTCACCAAGCAGGGCAGGACTGTTGTCGGCCAGGCCGAGATAGTGGCTTTCCGGGCGGGTGGGTGGCAGAAGGCCCGGATGGAACGCCAGATGGTGGACTGGTTCGGGCGCGTACCTGAGGTGGTCATCACTCTGGCCGCCGATTACTGCTCCAGCTGCTCCGACACGGAGTTCTGCGCTCTGGTGGAGCACGAGCTCTACCACGTTGCCCAAGAGGCCGATCAATACGGTGCCCCGAAGTTCCGTAGGGATGGATCCGCCGCCCTGACGATGCGAGCCCATGACGTTGAAGAGTTCGTCGGGGTGGTTCGCAGGTATGGGGCAGGGGATCAGGTCCAGAAGCTCGTAGACGCAGCACAGAGGCCGCCTGAGGTGGCCAGACTAGACATCGCCCGGTCGTGTGGCACCTGCCTGCTGAGGGCTGCGTAGGCACGACCTGGCACGACAAGGTTAAATACAGATGCCCGCGCTCGACGCCCAGGTGAAGACCTTCATCGTCCAGCAGTTGGCGTGCTTTGACACGCCCAGCACTGTGGTGGAGGCGGTCAAGACTGAGTTCGGTCAGGCCGTGAGCCGCCAGACGGTGGAATCGCACGACCCTACCAAGCACGCAGGGCGGAAGCTGGCGCAGCGCTGGGTCGAGCTGTTCAACACCACCAGGGAGCGCTTCAAGGCCGAGACGGCGGACATTCCCATCGCCAACCGTGCCGTCCGGCTGCGCGCGTTGAACCGGATGGCCAACAAGGCCGAGGGCATGAAGAACATGGCCTTGGCCGCCCAGCTCATCGAGCAGGCGGCCAAGGAGACAGGCGGCGCGTACACAAACCGCCAGCAAGTCGAACACAGCGGCCCGAACGGCGGGCCGATCCAGAGCGCCGACATGACCCCCGGCCAGTTCCGAGAGGAGGCGAAGAAGCTGCTGCAGGAGGTGTGAAGTGGGCGAGCTGACCGCTCAGCAAAAGCTGGTTGCGGCCGAGCTGGCGCGGGAGGACTTCTACTTCTACAGCCGCTACACGTTCCTGCGGAAGAAGGGCTTCCAGTGGATGCGGGCCAAGCACCATGCCCCTCTGTGCGCGGCCTTGGACCGGGTCTATCGGGGCGAGTGCAAGCGCCTGGTGATCAACCTGCCGCCGCGGTATTCGAAGACCGAGCTGGCGGTCGTGAACTGGATGTCCTGGTGCCTGGGCAAGGTGCCCGACTCCGAGTTCATCCACATCAGCTATGCCGCACCACTGGCCCTGAACAACAGCGCCAATACCCGCGAGCTGGTGCAGCACGAGGTCTACGGGGAGATCTTCCCCGAGGTCGAGCTGCGCAAGGACAGCAGCGCCAAGGGCGACTGGCGGACAACCAAGGGCGGGGTGGTCTATGCCACCGGTGCCGAGGGCACTGTGACCGGCTTCGGCGCGGGCAAGGCTCGGCCCGGCTTCGGCGGCGCGATCATCATCGATGACCCGCACAAGCCGGGCGAGGCCGACAGCGACACGGTCCGCCAGGGCGTGCTGGACTGGTTCAACAACACGCTGCAGTCCCGCGTGAACAGCGCGGACACGCCGATCATCGTGATCATGCAGCGCCTGCACGAGCGGGACCTGGCCGGCTGGCTCCTGGGCCGCAAGCCCGGCGAAGAACCGCGACCGGGTGGCAATGGTGAGGTGTGGGAGCACGTCTGCTTCGAGGCGCTGTCGGAGGACGGCGAGGCCCTGTGGCCTGAGAAGCACACTGCCGCCGACCTCAACCGCATGACCAACGTGGTTGCCTACGAGAACACCGGCGACTACACGGATATGTCACGCCGGCCGCCGCACTCGGTTCATGTCATCGCCGAAGGCGGGCTGGACGTGGAGATTGCCCAAGCGATCTACGATGCGAAGGCCGCCGGCATCGACACGCACGGTGCTTTCGCCGTGCCGGTCAGTGGGTGCCGTCGGCCGCCGGCGTGGCCCTGGAGTTCCGCACCTACGAAACGGACGAGCCGTTCGAATTCGACAGCACCAACTACCTGCAGCTGCTGGTCGGCGACGACGGAGCGCTGCTTCTTGGCCATGACGGCTATCAACTCATCGGAAAGGGGTAAACCGTGGCAGAGAAAGAGCTCAGCCAGTATCCGGCCATTGGTCAGATCGGGAGCAGCACACAACTTGCGGTTATTGAGGCCGGGCGCAACGCGCAGGCGCCGGCGTCTGTGCTGGGAGTTTTCGTGGATGGTCAGATCGACGCTTCCGGTCTTCCTGCAGATGTGGAAGCGCTTAAGGCGGGTCAAGCTGGCGGGGCAATCGGAGAATCGACGTGGGCGCGACTAATCTCGGTTGAGCCTGGGATTAGCCAGCCAATCGGCGCACAGGCCGATATTTCAATGACAACCGACTCTGGTTCGCACGTCGATCCGATTAAGCCGGGAGGGCAGGTCGTTCCTAACTATGGCAGGTTCGTGCGCAGGTCTGTTGCGGCACAAGGATGGGAGTGGCTGCGCGGAGACATCCTGCTTGATAAGGCTGACCGTAGCGAAGTCGAGACTCTGGACACGAAACTCGACAACACTGTTCGAACGGTGGCTCTCGATGTTCCTTATGAGATCAGCTTCGCGGACGAGGATGGATACACGGACAAGGGGCTGAGTGAAGGAATCATCGACCTCAAGACGGTGATGCTCGCGAATTCAAGTCTGATCGGAACTACTGGTGCATTCAGCCTCGTGGACGCCGATGGGTATTTCGTCGACGTAGTTGACCCCAATGGTGTTGCCGGATTGGTCCGGGATGCCTCTTCCGTCGGGTTGAATACCTCGCTCTCGATCCAGGATGACGATGGGTATGTCGTCGAGCTGGTGACCCCTGAAGGCGTGGTCTCGGCGAGTGACGATGCATCGCTGTACGGAGCGCGCAACGCGTCCAACCTGGACGCTGCGCGCGGTATAGCGTCCCAGATAAACAGCGTATCCACCCCGGTAGGCTACGACTACACGCACTTTGCCGTATATGGCCAGAGCCTCAGCAATGGCACTGAGGGGTGGCCGGCCCTCAGTAAAACGCAGCCATACAACAACGTGATGGTGGGTGGTTCGGTCAGGCAGGCCAGCATTGGGTCAGCGTCGTTCGCCCCTGTGGGCGGCAACAGCGCGTTCCAGCCGCTTGTCGCCAATGTGATGAGCACGAGCATGGCCGTGCTTACAGACGCCGAGGTGGCTGCGCTTCCTCCGGGGAATGGAGCATTTGGCGAGACGGTCGCCGAGGGCCTGGTCAACTCTCTGAAGAAGCTACACAACCTGCGGAAGGGCGTGATGGATGATTCCATTTCGTTCGTGGCCAGCAGCAGCGGGGTTGGTGGGCGAACGATTGCACAGCTGACAAAGGGAGCGAGCCCGAACATCTGGAACGTCCTGGTGGGGCACTCACAGGCTGCCAAGGCGAATGCCTCATCCGAGGGGAAAACCTATGGCGTCGGGGCGCTTGTGTGGCTGCAGGGAGAGAACGACTACCCCAGCAGCACCAGGCAGGCCCACAAGGCTGCACTGGCTCAGCTTTGGTCGGACTTCAAGGTAGATGTTGCGGCCGGTGTGGCTGCGCAGCCTCTGCCACCGGTCATGCTGATGTACCAGACCGGTGCAAGTTTCACCTCCGACGGCAATGGGATGGACACGGCATTGGCGGTTGGCCAAGCCCAGCTTGAATTCAGCGAAGAGAACAGCGACGTCTACCTGGTCGGGCCGGTGTATCCCTACACGGACAAGCACACCAGCCCCACTGCGAACGGCCACTTGGACTCGAATGGCTATCGATGGTGGGCCAACATGGCTGCAAAAGTGGCCTACAAGGTTCTGGAGCTTCGTCAAGGTTGGAGGCCGTTGTCTCCTCGCAATGTCGCGGTGGCGGGCAGGAAGATCAGCATCGACTTCCATGTGCCAGAGCCGCCGCTTGCGTTCGACAAGCCGTATCTGTCGTACACGCCGACCGATTTCGCCGATAAGGGCTTCACGGTGCGCGATTCAATTGGCGTCGTTCCAGTCAGTGGCGTTCGGATTGTTTTCGACACGATCGTGGAGCTGACCCTTTCGCGTGACCTGGTCGGAGTTGCATACCTCCGCTACGCCGACAAGACGTACCACGATGGCAATGGATGTCTCCGTGATAGCGATAGCTTCGTTGCACCTGATCGATACGTGTATCAGGCAGGAAGCGGTCAGTATCCGGAAGCGAACATCGCGGCACTCGTCGATAAGCCGTATCCGATGCACAACTGGTGCGTCGCCTTCAACCTCAAAATTCAGTCATAGGAGAGAACCATGGGTGCAGTCATTCACTCCAGCGGCAACAGCTTGCGTGCCAACTCAAAGCGCATCATTCCGCCGGTCGATCCGACCGGATTCAAGGGCATTTTTCTTTTCGGCGACAGCGTGGCGCAGAGCGTGCGTAACTATGCTGGCGGTGCCGACGCGGTGGTGGTAGGCAACCCTGTGATTGGCTCGAGTGGTCAGGGGCTGATGCTTCGTGAAGCGACGGACTACCTGACCACTGATTTTACGCAGCAGTTGAACACGACGATCATTGGTATGTTCAAGGCGGCGGCGCAAACGTTTTTCCCCGTTTCTACCTATCAGGGTCCGCGTCTCAATGATGCGACGCAGCCGGCTGCGAAGGGCTTGGGGATTCAGATGGCTCAGAGTGGTGGTAATCCGACCCTCAATGGCTTCGTCGGTAGTTGGAATGGATCGACGGCAGGATCCCCCAGTGATCTGCTGTTTAGTCCGAATCCGGTGGCATCGCCTGTGGCAGGTCAGTACAAAATGTGGGGGGTACGCACCACAGCTGGTGTTGCACCTGCTCAGGTCACGACTAATGATCTCGGCCAAGGCTCACAGGCTACCCGTGCGGGCGCAGCAGGTACTTATGTCGATAGGAACACCAATAAGTTCCGTATTGGTAGTAGCTATCTGACGGTTCCCACCCCCGCTGTGGAGATGCTCGGGGCGTTCGTAATTGACCGTATCCTGTCCGATGCGGAGATGGCTACGATGTACCAGTGGATGAAGGGCTACTGGGCTCGGCGCGGAATCTCGATCTGACGGTGTCCAAGGCAGGGTCGAATATGGATTGACCCTGCCTCATTCGACCTGCAGCAGCAGTTCCTCGCGGTTGTTCCGAGGCGTGTTTACCGCCCGGCTGACGCGATAGGCCTCCATCGCCGGTGGCTCGCTGGCCAGCAGCATCGCCATCGCGTCGTCGGGCTCGGCCGCCAGCCACTCATCGGCCTGGCCGGCCGTCAGCCACACCGGCATGCGGTCGTGGATATCGGCAGACACACCACTGCTGTCGCCGGTGATCACGGTGAAGGTGCCCAGGTTGTCCGGGTCGAGCAGGGGGCTGGTGTCTTCCCACAGGCCGGCCGCCAGCAGCGGCCCGGTCGCGTGGATGAACCACGGATCCTTCTTTTTGTCTTGGGTGTTGACCGACCACTCGTAGTAGCCGGCCATGGGGATCAGGCAGCGGCGCTTCTTGAACGCCGACCGGAAGGCCGGCTTGGTGGCCACCGTCTCGATGCGGGCATTGATCGTGGAGCCCTGCAGCTTCTTGGCCTTGGCCCAGAAGGGGAGCAGGCCCCACGCCAAGCGGGTGACCTGGAGGCCGGTGCCGCGATCGAGGATCACGGACGCGCGCTGCGTCGGCGCCAGGTTGTAGCTTTCAGGGATCGACATGAGGTCGCCGACCAGCTGGGGGAAGCCCAGGGTGTCAGCGTTTCGGATCGGGGTCTGGACGAATCGGCCGCACATTGTGTGATCCCGTGCCCCAGTCAGGGACGCTTCTTTCGCATCACTTTGACCGGTCCCGCGTGATTATCCGATGCCCGGCCAGTGAAGGAGATCGCCATGACGCCCGGCGCCGAGAGAATTCTCGACCATTGGGCGGCCGCCCCGGATTTTCGCCAGATTACCGTCCGAGAGGCCGCGCGGCAGCTGCAGGAGTTGGTGCCCAGCTATCCCCATCCCTCCGATCACCCCGTGGCGATCTGCGTCAATGGCTACCGGTGGTTTGGCTCCGAAATGGAGGCCGTTGCCGACGCCATCTATCGGACGGCGAGAAAGCCTCATCGACTGGATGAAACGCTGGCCGGCCCGGATTGGGATGTGGAACGCGATGATGAGGGCCGCTGGTCGGTGCCGGGCAGGTGTCTGGCGCGTTCTTATATCGAATTGGCGGGGCGGACGTTCCTCGCATCGCGGTCGGCCACCACTCATTGCTCCCAAGCAGCCGACTGATGCATACATTGCCGCCGGTGCTTTCTCCCCAAGATGTTAGCTTCGCGTGACGGTAGGAGTTCCAGTTCTGAGGCCGTGTATTTGCACGTTCTGCCTTGACTGCGCAATCAGTTTCGACAGGTCCAGACCGCTTGTCGGACGCCCTTTACCTGCGGTCCTTGCGCCGCAAGGGATTAGGGAAATTCACTACAAATGGCGTTGACGACGCCTAGTACCCCCACTACCTTGTGGTCGTCGGATGGATGTCCATCCGCGCCCCAAAAAACAATGCCCCACCTAGTTGGCGCTAGGCAGGGCATAGGGGTCACTTGCAGTACCACGGTATTGGCGTACAGCTCGTTCTTGCGGATCGAGTAACCACTGAAATGGTGTCAACATCTGGCAATTGTGTCAATGCGACAACGGTCAGCTTTGTGAGCCCATGACAGATTTTTTGTGACGCCGTGCCGTGTATTTCCTAAAAGGAAATTCGCTATGCACAGCAGTAAACAGCTTTCTCTGCAACTGATCCATCGTCAGGTCGACAACACTCTTGTCGAGCAGCGGAAGGTGGATGGCTACATCAATGCCACCGCCATGTGTCAGGCAGTGGGCAAGCTCTTCGCAGACTATAGGCGCAACTCCAGCACGGTAGCTTTTCTGGAAGAGCTTTCGACCGATATGGGAATTCCCATATCGCAATTGATTCAATCAGTTAAGGGTGGGAGCGAGCCCCAAGGAACTTGGGTGCATCCTGACTTGGCGATCCACTTGGCCCAGTGGCTTTCACCGAAATTTGCGGTTGCTGTTAGCCGATGGGTGCGTGAATGGCTCTCCGGGAAGCAACCTGGCGGCGCACCTGCGGCTCCGCTCCCGCATCACATCCAGCGGTATTTGGCCAATCGCGACCGGGTGCCCTACACGCACTTTTCGGTGCTCAACGAGCTTACTTTGAACCTGATCGCGCCGTTGGAGTCCAAAGGCTACACGCTGCCCGAAAACATGGTGCCGGACATTTCGCAGGGCCAGATGTTCGCCAAGTGGATGCGATCAAAGGGGGTGGATACCCATTCGCTGCCCCGCTATAAGCACCACTACGAAGACGGACGCGTGGTTGATGCAATCCTGTATCCCATTGGATACCTCCACGAGTTCCGCCTTCACTTCAACGAAGTTTGGCTGCCGAACCGCTCGCATAAGTACTTCCGAGAGCGTGATCCCTCTGCGCTTCCGTTCTTGGACCGGATGCTTCTTTCATCCCCTGGCGGCGTGATCGCTCCGGCCGCTTAAAGCTCAAAACCCCGCCAGCTAGTGCTGGCGGGGTACTCAACGTGTCTTCGACTCCTGTGCTGGTGCCGATTAGCAAGTCACACGGGGAAGCTCGTGTACCGAGGTCGTAAACCTCGCCGAAAGCATGTGCTGCCGCATTCCCCATGCGGGCTTGTCCTTCCAGCCCGAAGCGCCCAGCCCGGCCACGCCGCGGCCGAATTTCCGGTTGATCTGATCGAGCGTATCCATGAGCCTCTGGTCGCCGGCGACTGCCGGCGCGAACAGGTCCTGCTGAACGTCCTCGGGTCGCGCTAGATCGAGCAGGGCGACACCTGCCTTCTTGTACCCAATGCCTTCCTGCAGCAGTCCGCGAAGCATGCGGCGAACCATCCCCAGCACCAGCATGGTGTCGCTGGTCGCTGCCGGCAGAGCTATCGTCCTGTTGGCGGCGTGCTGAGGCAACTCCGGGCGGAAGGTGTCGGAGTGAGCGAAGATCCACAGACCGGAAGCGACCAGGCCTCGAGCGCGCAGCTTTTCGCAGGCCCGCACGGCGAAGGTTGCCAGTGCCTGGGCCACGGCCTCGTGGTCGTGCACCCGGTCAGCGAACGAGCGGCTCACCATGATCTGCTGCCGATCGGGCTCCACTTCCTCCAGTTCCATGCACGGGTGGCCTTGGAGCTCGCGCTGCGTGCGCGCCAAGGTCACCCCGAACTTGGCGAGGATGTCGTCCGCTGGCGCATCCCGGAGGTCGGCCGCGGTGCGGATCCCCATCGCCACCAACTTCGGCGCCAAGCGCCGGCCGACGCCCCATAGGTCTTCGACTGGAAACCTGGGCAGCAGTGCATCACGGGCCGCCCGTTCGCCGAGATCCACCACGCCCGTGCCGGTCTTCGCCGCCTTGTTGGCGAGCTTGGCCAGCGTCTTTGTCGGGCCGATGCCGATGCAGTTCGGTATACCGGTCCAGCGGTGCACCCTGGTGCGTAGCTCTTGTGCGAAGGCCTCGCGTCGGGGTACGCCTGTCAGGTCGATGAAGCTCTCATCGATGCTGTAGACCTCCACGCGTGGCGCTGCCTCCCTCAAGATGGAAACGACCCGAGCGCTCATGTCGCCGTAGAGGCCGAAGTTCGCCGATCGCATCTGCAGTCCGTGCCGCCGCACCAGGTGCTTCAGTTCGTGGGCCGGCTGACCCATCTTGATGCCCAGTGCCTTGGCCTCGGCCGAGCGAGCGATGGCGCAGCCATCGTTGTTGCTCAACACCACCAAGGGGGCGCCGCGCAGCTTCGGCTGGAACACGCGTTCGCAGCTGGCGTAGAAGTTGTTGCCGTCAACGAGGCCGAACATGGCCGCGCCTCCGCTGAATCTGGCGCACCACGCCCACCACCGCGAAGACCTCCACCTCCGTCCCTTGGTCCAGGACGATGGGAGGAAACTCGGGATTGGCCGAGTGGAGCTCGAGGTGGTGTTCGAAGGTCTTGAGCACCTTGCAGGTTGGCTGGTTGCCATCCCAGACCGCGATGACCAGGTCGCCGCCCTGCGGCGTCACAGAGCGGTCGATCACCAAGATATCGCCGTCGCTGATGCCCACGCCCAGCATCGACCAGCCATCGGCGCGGTATAGGAACGTGGCGGACGGATTGCGGACCAGCAGCCGGTGAAGGTCGATCGACTCGTCCATGAAGTCATCGGCGGGCGAGGGAAATCCAAGCCGAGCGCGCACGCCGGCCAAGGGCACGAAATGCGCCGGTCCATCGATCGAGGCGGGCCCGATGAAGGTGGCGAGGGTGTGGGGTGGGGTGATGGACTGCATGGGGCGAACTCTGGCCGGTGGGTGTCTCACCGTTGGAGACGGCGGGCATGTTAGTACAATTACTAACAAGTCGCGCGTGACGCGACCGTGGTCAGGTGGCGTTGCCTCCGTATCGCCCCTTGCGACCGCCCGCATTCATCATCATCGCCATGACGAAAGCGACAGACGGTAAAGCGCGCTGGGCGCGCGCAAAGGCAGCATCCCTCTGGCAACAGGCGGATGCTCTGGACCTGGAGCGAGGCGGCGACTGGCGGGCGAGGGCGACTCGGCGACGCAGCGCTGACCGCATCCGCGCCGAGGCCGCGCGGTTCGATGGGATCGCCAGGCGCTTCGATCCGATGTCAGACGACGAGGCCGCCTGAAACGAAAAGACCTCGCCAAGGCGAGGTCTCAATCCGCAATTGCGGAGCGCATCGTTTTTTGCGGAGCGGTTCTGTCCATCCAGAAACCCCGCAAACCATTGGTGCCGAAGGTGGGACTCGAACCCACACGCTTTTAAGGGCGGCGGATTTTGAGTCCGCTGCGTCTACCGATTCCGCCACTTCGGCTGGCTGGCCGCGTAGTGTATACAAGATGTGGAGGTTTGTGCAGACCTGAATGCTTAAGTCGGCGTCAGGGTTTCACCTACACAGGACGCTATACTCATCGCGCTGAACCATACAGGGAGTCGTCATGAGCGCGCTGCAGGATCTTCGGGTGCTGGTGGTCGAGAACGACGAAATGAGTGCGGCGCTGCTGCAGATGCAGCTGGCACAGTCCGGCGCCGTGGTGGTGGGGTTGGCCGCGTCGGTGCCGGAGGCACTGCGCCTGCTCGGCGAGACCCGGCCCCAGGTGGTGCTGCTGGATTACCGCCTGGCCAACAACGAGACCAGTGAGGCGGTGGCTGCGGCCCTGGCGGCCCGCCAGATCCCCTTCGTGCTGGCTACCGGCATGGCTACCGAGCATCTGCCCGAGGCCTTCCGCTCGGGCATCATCCTGACCAAGCCCTACCTGACGGCCGAATTGAACGCCGCACTGGGGCGCGCACGGGCAGGGGACTCGGTTACCGGCTGAGTGGGCGTCACGCCGCTTCGGCGTGCGCCAGTGATACCGGTTCGCGGTCGTCCAGGATCCGGTACAGCGCGGCCAGGTCTGCCGGGTCGGGGTTCAACCAGGCATCGAGATGTTCGCGCCGGATCGGCACGATACAGCGGTCATGGCCGGTACGCGCCACCTCCGTGGGCGGCTCGTCGGTGATCGCGGCGAACGACAACAGCCGGCCTTCCGGGCCTTCCCATTCCGACCACAGGCAGGCGATCAGCAGATCGCGCGGCGGCTGCGGGCTGAATTGGAGCACGACGTTCTCGGCTTTCTCGCCCGGCGACAGCGGGCGCTGCTCCAGTGCGTGACGCGGCACGTGTTCGTAGAACGACTGCACCACCACCACGCCATGCCGGTGGCCGAACGCGGATTTCCAGTAGGCCTCCAGGCTGTCACGGCGAGCGTTGTAGGTGCCGGGATAGAGCACGTCGTTGCGCGCGGGTTTGTCCGGCAGCCGGCACTGGTAGCGCATCGGTTTGATCACGCGCTGGCCCTGTTCGGACACGATCACCGGGGCGTAGACCCCCGGGAAAATGCGGCTGTCGCGCGGCACCAGGCCGGCGCGCTGCAGATCGGACAGGCGCGTCTGCGCGCGTTCGATCCGGTTGCCGGCCACGCGCACCTCGTTGCGTGCCTTCTGCGTGGGGCGTGCGGCCAACTGCTCCTCGGCCACGCGCAGGCGTGCGCTCTGCACGCGCACCTCCTCATCCAGTGCCTGCATTTCCTCGGCATGCCATTGCTGGATCCGGGCCACGATCTCCTGGCCCTGCGCGGTGCGGGCGCCGGCAAAGCCATCGTCCATTGCCTTGGGGGTTTTGGGGCGCTGCTTGCCGGCGTCGTGCGCGTAAAGCTGGGCGAACTCGTCCAGCGACATCATGGCGCCGTACTCACGGACCAGCTTGGTGTAGTCGGCGCGGATCTGGGCGGAATAGCACATGGCGGGGGCGGCAGCGCGCAGGGAGGGCGGAGGGGACAGGATAGGCCGATGGGTCGCAGATACTGCGAATCCGTTCGGGCATGCTGAGCCTCCATTCATTGCCGGATCCGCGTCATGTCGCTGCCTGCTGGTGTTCATTGCATCCCCCTGCCACCCAGCGTGGAGGAATACCGTGCCCTGCGCGTGCTGGCCGGGCTGAGCCCGAAAACCGCCGAGGCGGCGGCGCGTGGCCTGCCCAATACCGTCTTCGGTGTGAGCCTGCGCGAAGGAGATCGCCTGTTGGCGATGGGCCGGATCATCGGTGATGGCGGCTGCTTCCTGCAGGTGGTGGATATCGCCGTGGTCCCGGATCGCCAGGGGCAGGGCCTGGGCAAGGCCGTGATGGCCCAGCTCGATGCCTGGCTGCGCACGAATGCCATCGGCGCCTATGTGAGCCTGATCGCCGATGGGCAGGCGCATCGGCTGTATGCGCAGTTCGGTTTTACCTTGACCGCGCCGCGCTCGGTGGGGATGGCGAAGGTCGTAGCGTAGGGCCCATAAACAAACAGCCCCGACCGAAGTCAGGGCTGTTTGCTTGAAGCTGGCGTCCCCACGGGGATTCGAACCCCGGTCGCCACCGTGAAAGGGTGATGTCCTAGGCCTCTAGACGATGGGGACGCGTTAAACCGAATTTTTTGGCTTCCATCGGACGGCCTGTGTCCGGAGAAGTGGTGGAGCCAGGCGGGATCGAACCGCCGACCTCCTGCATGCCATGCAGGC